CTTAATTTGATTACTGCTGATAAATGCGTATCTTGACCATTGACACTATGCCTACGAAGCCGAATAGCAAACCCCGAACCTGTATCAACGTAAATTAGGGACATCGCCCATGATGGATTAGATGTGAAATAAAAACTACACGCTACAAGATAATACCCATCTCTCGGTGCAACATAGTATTTGCTGTTTGTATCATAATTAGAACCTACATTCCATAATGCCGTGTCATGTGTTACCTTAACAGGACCTGAACTGTAATTTTGATTTCCTGAAAGATAAACAAAACACTTCGATGCCTTGTCGTTGATAGCATTTATAGAATTAAGATTGTTTTGCGTTAATACAGTTACATGATTTATGGCTGCTGCATTAGCATTAACAGCATCGAAATTAGTATAAGCAGTAGCCCCATCAGCGACGTCCAAGATAGTTCTTACCGCCGCTGCATCTAATTCTTGAACAGCCGAACCTGCGCCGTTATCATTACCTAACAGTACGTTATTCGCCGCTACATTCTGTACCTTAGCATAAGTAACCGCATCAGCCGCAATAGTAGCCGCTACTGAACCTGAACCGCTTGCTGTGACATCACCAGTTAGTGCTGTTATACCCGCCGCTGCTGTCGCAGCCCATTTGACACCTGATGCCTCTGAACTATCCGCTGTTAGAACGTGGTTGTTAGTTCCAACACCAAGAATGGTTGCATCACCCGTACCATCTCCTACTACTATCTGTCCTTTGGTTGCTAAATCGCTGTGCATTATTGCACCTGCGGCGTTAACATTGGTTGCATCTGTAACATCTGCATTGTTCTCTACACCTGTCGCTGTGCTATATCCCGCAGACGCATGATTACCCCACCCATGTGCAGTATCTGCTTTCGTACCCTGAGCCGCAGTAGCATAGTCTGCTGAATCAAACGCTTTGACTTGGGCAAGATTAGTAACCTCACTATCCATCAACGCACCTGCCGCTGTGACGTTCGCTGTGTCAGTTACATCTGCATTTGTCTCGATTGTATCTAACTTGGTTTTGTCACCATTAACAAATGCCCCTTCTGATGGAGGTTGCTGTGCGCTGTCGGCTTTTGCTCCTTGTGCTGCCGTAGCATAGTCTGCTGTGTTGAACGCTTTGACTTGAGCAAGGTTGGTTACTTCGCTGTCCATCAATGCTCCCGCAGCGGTAACATTTGCTGTATCGGTTACATCAGCGTTGTCTTCAATGTTGAGAAGTGTTTGGACTTCGGCTTTGGTGATACCCGAAGTGAATGCAGGTGTACCGCTGTTATCGTAGATAGCCGCGATAGCACTTCCCGATATGATAGCGGATTGATAATCGCATCGAATCCACACACTCCCTTCGTAAATGAACGTAGCGCGGTGAGTGGGTCCTACTGTCTCGTTACTGCCACTCAAGTCATCGAAGATGATATTACCTAACCCGTTGTTACATACTTCAATAATATGCCCTTCAGGGAATTTATAGTTCGTACCATCTTTTTCAGGTTGGAGTGTGATGTCAACACCTGCGTTAGGAGCGAGCATAAAGAAAGAATCACCATCAGATGTAACCACCCATGTACCGTTTGTCGTTAGCGCGGTGGTGGTTGCATCAACACCCACACCTTGCAAACGAACTGAGTAGTGTCCCGTCTGTTGATTGTTGCGTCCTGCGAAATAGAATGAATCAGCAACATGACCACCACCACGGTCTGCTCCGCGAGATGGTCCCTGACCATATCCTGCATCACTTCCTCCCGGTGGTGATTGGCTGAATGAACCGTAGCGCGGATGACTCACCCAATGCACATTGATGGTGTCTGTGATTGCAAGGTCTCCATTGTCGTTGTGAAGCGCGTTAAGATGCTCGATGGTGTTGACTCCTTCGTTACCACCGTCGTTGATTGCACCAATAGTCCCACCCGCACCCGTTGGGTCGATAGTGCCAACAGATAGTGGTACGCGGTAATCAGCCGAACCTTCAACAAAGACGCGCTTGTCGTTGATTTCGATGATGTTGAGGTTATTTGACCCGCCACCACTTGCGACGTATTGAACGCGCACAAGAGCAAGAACGATGGTCTTGTCGTTATCGTGAGTCCCGCCTGTGTCATAATCAATAAGGTATTGATTAGGCGCGGATGCATACAGACCCGTTGTCGTATCAACAGGACTGCCGCCTTCGTAGTGAACTTTGTTGTTACCACCGCTTGGAGCAACGAAGATTGTGTAGATGGCTTCTTGATTTGCTGCGAGCGTAAGCGCACCTGTTCCGTGTGAACCGTTGTTAAGGTCAAGTGTAATCGTATCGCCAACACCTCCTCCGAATTCATACACCGCACCATCGAGAACAACGAAGCCACCGCTGACGGTAAGCGTGCTGTTTGCGGCTCTTATCATCGAGCCGGGTTGATTTCCTGAGTTAGTTGCATTGCGCGTAGACCCGTAGGCTCCGTCTTGGTATCGCAGAACTCCGTTACCTTGTACACCCTGAATGATATTTGTTAATGTCGTAGGTGATAGTGAATCACCGTCTCGTAGTCCGTCTTCACCAAGCGTGTTCTGCGCGGCTGTATGTCCTGCTATGTTATCAACCATGTTTCAACAACCTCCATGCTATTGTCATTGGATTACTTCTTGTGAAAAGAGGATGACTTGCGCCTGTTATGTTCAATCCCGCGTTTGTCGGTTGACCATCTCTTTCGCGCAAATAGGTTGCGGGTAATCTGTGTTGAAGGCTTGGATGGTTAAGAGGATTATTTGCTAATTCTTCTGCGGATAATTGATGTGGGACTCTTGTTTGTTTCATAGGCGAGTCTCGTCTGAAACCCACTCTTTTTGGGTCAACAATTCGTTTTACACGTTCGTTATCTTTATCCATTACAGCGACAGGTCTGCTATTCGTGGGCATTGCATTTTCAACATCATAATCTCTTCGATGGTCTTCCTCGCGAATGTCGAACTCTGTCATACCTTGCGCGCCTTTATTGTCAGCACCGGGATGATGCGTTGGTTCAATCGTACCTGTCCCTTGACAATTATAACAGTCGACACGGTCATCAGGACTGCCGCGCTTAACACCATCTACACCACCTTCATCAAAAGCACCAACTCCGTTGCAGTTTGGGCATTTGAATTCATCGTCAAGCGGGTCTTTAAAATCATCAACCATCACGATACCTCCAATATGAATGAGAAGCGCACTTCGTTTTCAGCGTTCTTCGTGAAAGAGTTGATGTCAGCGCGATATACAGGGATGAACTCGCCAGTCGACGCGTCCTTGTATTGAATGTATACTTCCTGCACAGGCGTAGCGAAGATGTATGAGGCGTTAAAGACTGCCTCGACTAAGAGACTCGTATCGTCAATAATCTGTATGCGAGGTGTTGCTCTTGCAAGTGTGCGCGCTCCACCATCTTCGGATGTCGCAACTGTTCCGTCGCTTCCTATGTGGACTTCTGTAATCAACGTAGCAAGATGCTCAATCAAGCGTCGTTTAACAGCATTGAGCATTGGCATTTTAATCACGGTCCTCATCATGGAATTGTTGATATTGTGGAGGGACAGGTGCTTTGTAGCCTGTTCCATTGCAATCCCTACATAGTTCGTAGGTATATTCTCCATCTTCTGCTTCGGGGTTTCCATACGACCCGTCGGGTTTTTTGTAAACTTCTTGATAACCCCTATAACACATCGCATCACACGCGTTATCCCATTCCCAATCATCCCATTCTTGTTGGGTTTTGAGAATAGACCATGCCTTTTCAAACGCGCTCATCAAATCTTCCTCCGTGTCTTGCGTCCTTTCGTTGTCCTCATCTCATGAGCGCGCGGTCGAAGCATTCGCATCTCCGCGATAGTTGAAGGTATGGAGGCTCCGCTGATTAGTGTTACGCCTGTGAAGGTTGTCGCAGTCTTACCGCTATACGATACAAATGTTTGGTCATTGAGTACAAGATGACCGCTACTATCAAATCCAGTTGTAGATGTAACGGTGATTGTCGTTGAACTAAATGTACCATTGATGCGCGGTGTAATTCCAAACCCAAGTGCAGAACGTCCTGCACCGTAACCGCTGTTTCGATGCCCTAACAGGACACCTGCGTGAATATCAGAACCCGCGCTTATACCAAACCTATGTGTTTTTACTCTTCCAAGAGATGATATTACAGGTCGAACTGTAAGTACACCTGCTACACGCATACTGGCTTCACCTATTCCGCTTTTGTTTAGTTTAACAATTTGAAACGACCTGTCAACTGAATCTTTTTCAGAACTTACATCACCGTCATCCATGAACGATGTAATAACCGCTTCAAGTCCTGCCTCATATGACATCATTTGGAAATCAGACTCACCAGTTGATGAGTGAGTCAGTTCAATAATCGCTTGTTTGACATTACCAATCTGAGATTTGTATTCAACGATGTCTCCCGGCTCAAAATCCCACGACTGAGTGTGTTTTTTAGATGTTAAAGCACCCTGCGCTTTTTTGTTCAACCTCAATGCTTGACCTGCTGATTTGCGCGCTTTAGATTCATTGTTTGCAGTTGGGTCAAATACTCTCATTTGTTTAATCGCACCATGCTTTTTCTGCAATTCAGCGTCATCAACTTGCACACTAATTTTATCATTAGCCGCAATACCTTTTCCCTTAACAGTAACTCGATTGGCTACGTTAACAACAGGGTCAATTTTTGTAGCACCAACACCGCGCTGAATTCCTAACTCTCTGTCTTTTAGATTGAATATTTTAGGCGCGTATAGGAAGTTACCGAATCTGTCATAGTACATGATAAAATGGTCATGTCTTCCTACTGCTCTTACTGCGCTTGGTAAGACAAGAGAATTGAAGTTTTTAGCAACAAAAAGTGTACTGACGCCTTTTGTAGTAACGCTGTTTAACCCATGTAACGCTTTCGTGAAAAGTTTCTCAACTAAGTCTGTACTGCGCAGACCAACACTTACTGTTTGACCCGCGTGTACATGAGTTGTTTGACCCATTTGAAAGTCCGCTAACGTCCTTCCTTTCATATTGTTAAGAACAACTCTTGCACCTTTATTACCGCTAACTATTTTATCAGTTCTTAAACGCGCAAGAGTATCATCAGCGTCATACAACAACATAGGTCTACTTGATGTAGTGCTAAGTTGCTCACCATTAAAGAATGGTGAATCTTCGTGAGACGTGTGTGCTAATCTTACACTTGATTCTTCTTCACTAATTCTATATTTTCGCGGGTGTGTAGATTGAAAATCTTTTTGATTCGGTTTGCTGATTTGTATGCTTTTACTTTCACTTTGAACTGGCTCATAAATAACGTGATGAACTGCGTTATCTACAAACACAGGCTCTTCTGCTATTGCGCCTATTTCGTTGTGTACGTCATTCATTCGCCCTTTGCTTGGGGCAACATATGAAGTGTTTGCTGGTGAAGGAATACTGTAAGCCATCATGCACCAACTCCGTTATCAGTTCTATCTCCTTCATTCGTGTGCGTGCTTGTGTTGAGCGCATCACCTGCATACAACTGTTGTGTGTAACGAGGTTGCACGTTGTAGTCAAAGCGTATGAATGCGTCAGCACCGTCTTTAACTGATTGACTGCGACTCGCATCTCCTCTGAAATGTTGTAGAGTATTGCTTGTTACTATCATACGCGCAACAGGTTGTGTGGTAACGGTCGTGAAATCACTCGCTTCGCTTCCCGGTATCTTTGGACCAACGCTTGTAGGTGCGGCTGTGTCAGATAAGTCGAAAAGATACACAGGCGCATACGGTGGATTAGTTGGAGATGGATTTGTGTTTCTCATGTAAGAAGATGCGGCAGCGGCGGCACGAGCGTTTGGTGCATCGTACATGAACACACCATATCGACCTGCGGCAGTCGCTGATAGAACATGAGATGTGTCATCGCGGAACAACTCAACGTGATTTTTATCAAGAACGCGTACAGGTCGAACAAGGAATTTGATTGTAGTATCCTTAACATTCGTTCTGTATGACTTTGAATTGTGGTTGCTTGTTTGATACGGGTTTGTAGTTACACCGCTTGACGCGCCCCATAAATGGTCATTGATTGCTTCACCGTCAGATGATACCTCCAAAACATACGTTCCTCCAATCGGAGGAATGCCATGCGTTGTTCCGAATTTCAACACTTGCTTCGCTGATGAAAAGTTAAGTGTATGTAAGTTAAGATTATCAAGTGCGCGATTTGCTGTGCTAACACCACCTGCAAGAATGAATCGTTGACCAATCTGTCTGTCTGTGTGAAGGCTGTGCGCTTCTGTACTTGCTACTGCGTAGTTCGGTGATACTTCTCCATCGTTCTCACCGACTGTCATCGCATCTAAACCAATACGAGGTTTTGATTTTGCAATTGGTTCTTGCATAAATGTGAAATTTGATTTTTCAATATTACTTCCTATATGCGCTTCTTTCTTTAGAAGCCCATCAGAACCTGCTATTTCCAATCTTGCGCTGATACCTCTTGGCATTTCATGAGACTCAAGTTGTATGTTTGAAGGGCGAATAAATCCGCTTGTAAACGGAGGTTCGCTCGTGTGATGAGATAACACCATTCCAAATGGTCGCATATCTGCTGACACCTCTTGTAGTATATCTTCATTGAAGTATGTAGGATAACGAACACCGCGCCCATCTCCACGGTCTCCAACACGTTTAGCGGTGGCAGGGTCAAAGAAATTTACAGAGGCTTCTGCTGTTTTCAACCCCCCGTCAGTATACATACTCTCCGCGCTCTTTGTTCTGTCTGTTGCGCGATAAGCATCTTCAGGGTCCCATGAAGGACGAACACCAAACCCGCGCACAGGGAATCGTCTTACTTCTTCACCCGTAGTATTACCCCACCAATCAATCATATAATGCGCTTGAGCAAGAGCAAGGTTAACTCTTTGACTTGCTACGTTTATGTTGGCTTTGTATCCCGCAGGTGTGTCTGCATGGAATTTACGAAGAGTGTTTGTTTCATTAGCGATGTTGCGAACTGCGCATCCAAACCCTTTGGTCATACGACGACCGTCGCTGTAACGAACTTGCTGTCCTTTCAAATCACTTCCTATAAGCGCAGATGCGTTTGTTTGACGTTCGATAATACCAACGTATGAAGAACCAACTGAGGTTGAACTTGTAGCATTACCGCTTCCTGTTTGAGTTGTAGTTGTCATGCTCGCACTTTCGCTACTAACGAATGGTCCTTCCGCTTGATAATGGAAATGGCTGTGAGGGTCGCGCAACGCTTGGTTGGCTTTGATAGCCCAACGTGGTCGATTGTAAGGTTGGCGAACAGATACACGATACCCCCATCCTTTATTTTTAAGTGTACTCGCTACAGTATTGATTGTTTCAGTAAGCGTTTCTACGTTACCGTTAGCAACAACCAATCCTTTTGCGTCAGATACTTGCTTGATGTTGGGGTCATCCCATTTGTTTCTCCACCCCGGCGCGGCAGTACCATAAAGCGCAAGAGAACTCATTTGCGCTCCAAAACGATGACCACCCGGCCAAAATGCTCCAAGATGGTAGTCGTTTGCAGAAACAAAATTGTCTGTACCTGCTTGATTAGGGTAAGCCGCGTCAGGGTAAGTGTCAGTCAACCCATCACCGGGTCCCTCCCACGTTTTCATTCTAAATTTAAAAGGTCCATCGCTCATCGCGTATGTAAATTCGTGATAGTGCATTGTCTCAAAATGCTCCGGCGCGTGATTGTAGGCTTTCTTGTCAACCGCCGCATCATCTTTGTCGGTTCGACTGTCAGAGAACCACGTCATCGGACGACCAAGATTGTAATGCCACATACACAAGTAAGCATCAGGTAAGTGTAAAGAGTTAGTATCGCGCGTTCCTGAATGTAATTGTAATAAGTTTCTTGTCGCTACACTTGCTTCTGAATCTTTGTACACAGTATTAGGTTGGAAGGTATTGTAAGGAGATGACAATCGTACTGTTGCTCCTGTTTGCGCTGCTGCCCAAAAACCACTCGTTTTGGCAGTTACATTATTGAAAACCACAGTCGAACCAACACCAGTTTGACTGATATGTCCTCTATCATGATAAGTTGCACTCTGTTCAACGCCGCTACTATCAACGATAACCAAATGATGATTGTAGTAATCAACACCAACCATAGGAAATAAAGAATTGTTGCGCACATACAGGGCAGTCCCTGTCCCTTGTTCAACAGTTGTAGTTGGCGTTAGCGAAGTTAAATACTCGGTATAAACATCAAGATAATGAGAAGGATAGCCAAGCATGGTTGTTTGTGTTCCTATGCCTCCTAACGTCGAGCGACAGTATAGATAGTAATCATCAGGTTGATTCTTTTCAATTCTTTTCCAGTTATTAGTTGTAAAAATAGTCGACGATTTAAGAGCAGCAGACCACCACGGAATTGTTACTGTATTAGCAGGTGTAGAACGATGAAACATATTAGGGTTATATGGTAGACTGCGTCGCGTAAATGCTCCCGACGATGTTGCGTTCACACCAAACGGATTACTAAGACCAAGCATTGGTATGTTCGTAAATTGTTCACGAGTTGATGGGTCAATATCAAGCATTATTTCATTGAGATATATTTCACATCCGCGCACATCAGCCATAGTTGCTTCTGATAAAATTAAATCTCGCGCTTGCATTCCAACAACAGTTACTACAAGTTGGTCTGTCAAAGTTCTAACAACTGTATTTGTACCACTTGGGTCTTCAGGTGCTTCGTTGGATACAAACACCGTGTTTTCATTATTCCCCATAAACTGTTTACTAAACAAGTTTGGTTGAATGACTATCTGATATGCACCAACTTCCGCAGGGTCAGGGAAGTGCCATTGTGTGTTGTAATTTGTTCCGCTTTCAAGTTGTATACGGTGTCCACCTGCTTTGTTACAAGCAGCAGTATCATCAGCAATACCGTACCCATCAAAGCGTATTTTTGTTTCAGTCAAAAGCGTAAACCCATCTCCGTGTATATCGCTTGGTGGATGCGGAGCAGTAACTCCTGAGAACCATAGAAGCGGATTATGAATAGTTTTAGTGGTGTCGTAATCTGTTACACCAAAGCAAGCGCGCCCTTCTTTGTTGAGTTTCTGATAGATTGGGTGCGCAAGATGACCCGGCATCATTGCCATAGTTGGTGCAACGTAATGATGACCCATGCGCGGCAATGGCATTGGTGTAAGTTTGTTAGCCGCGCGGACAAGTGTAGCAGGGCTTGTATCTGCTGACAAAGTACCCCAGTTAGTCAAAGGTTTGTCAGGGCTGTTACCGCTAATCTCTGAATGGTCTCGTAATCGTCGTGCCGCGAACTGTCGAGTTGTACCTGCGGGGATGTAGTATGATGGTTTGATGGAGTCGTCCTCCTTAGCCGTAAAGTCAGGAGCAAACGTAACACCTGTAAACTGAGTCCCACCATCAGGTGCATCTGTAAAAGAAGCAATCGTACCGTTGATTGCAAGGAAATAGCGTCCATCAGGTGTTGGGTCTTGCTTCCAAATATTAGCAACAATAGCCTCTTTAGTTGTAATTGTGTTTGTACCAACAGATGCAACCGTCAAACGGTTGAGTGTCATAGTGTTGTTGACGATGCTTAATGGCTCGCGCTCGGTGTATGTGTACCCCATTTTTGTAACGTGGAAATACAATGCGCGGTCGTGCGGTTCGTATGCTGTTTCAAGAATATTCTCTGACTGCAAAGAGTTGGTACTGTCAGGGAAGTTGTTTGGATTCTGATTGATGTGTTCATACCCTTCTTGTTCCCATCGAGGTGCAGTCTTTGGTCTTTCATTGTCAGATTCAAACACATCCTTTACTCCCTGAACAGGTTGAGAAGGATGTTGCAACCCTCCACCACCAAGCGTTTCATGTTGGTATGCTTGTAGACGGTCGAACCCTGCGCGTACAAGAATGTTACCGGGAATATCATCGTGGTTAGGAAGTTGTATCTTCATGTTTGGTTGTACTCCTGAACCTGCAAGAGCAGGTGCAAGACCTTCATTTTCTCTGTCATGTTGTAATTCATAGTCGCGTATGACTACACCAAGCGGAGAACCACCTTCAAGCGTATGCTCTTGACCTGTATCATCTACAACAATAAGTTTCTCAAATTGTAATTCTTCGTTGGGGATAGTAAGTGCGTTACGAACTTCATATGGATATTGTTCTGCTAACGCAGGATGTGCTAATTCTTGCGCTTGAATGATTGGATACATTGCCGCGTTTGTTGTTTCAAACGAGAAACGAACATTACCGTAGATTGTTTCACCGAACTTAACATATGAACTTCCTACTTTGTGAATAGCCCACGGTATACTCCCAAGTCCGCGCGCGTTCTGAGCAGGGAGTGTCAAGTTTCCTCCACCCATTCGCTTCCATACAACGTGTTCAACAAAGAAGTTTCTTGCCGCGCTACGTTCTTTCCAGTATGTGTTGATGCCGTCGCGATGCGCTGCGTAATCACTATACCCTGTCATTTCTACTTTAGCAGTTTCAGTATCAAACAAATTGTCGTTTGGATACAAAGCATTGTTTGGATTGTCTTGTTTATCGAAAAACAAATCACCTGTTGGGAACAAACAAGTTTCTGCTTGCGCGGTTGATGTTGATGCTGATGTTGTCCAAAGCGGCGATGCGTCTGTTGGTCGAGTCATCGTTGTATCATACATTGCTTCAACGTGTGGTCCCGCATTTGATTCAGCATTGTATCGGTCGTTGTTAAATCGCTCGTTGTGATATGTGGTTACTGTTCCTCCTTGCGTTCCACCCCATTTGAGTTGCAACATATCTCCTCCCGCTTTTTGTCCGTTACGCGAGGCTTTTGCAATAATAGGTAAATCACCTTCATAGGATATGACAATGAAATGTCGCTGATGTAATCCTGTCGCTTCATGCAGATTTGTTTTAGGTGTCCATGTATGTTCAGCACCATCAACATCGTTTGCTTCAACTATCCATTCTAACGAAGAAGGTTGATGACAGCCAAGACCTACACCGTATGGATTGAACCCCATCATAGGATGCCATGCACCAAGTCCTGCGCTTACACGCGTGTTACCTGCATCTGTAACACTCAGACTGTTGAGATATGAATAGCGTTCACCATGCCATCCAACAGCACCAATAGCGCGCGTTCTGTCGATTGCATCAGTTACGCCATTGAAATGCACTTGCGTTGAAGCATAATGGTCAAACGGGCTGTTAGACATTACGCCGCCTGTTGTTGCACCTGTTGCACGCGCTCCTGCTGATGCCGCTTGAAATCCATTATCCCATCGCAAATTACCTGCTTTAGACCACACAAACACTTTATGACCTGAACCTGAAACAGTTGTTACATCACCTGTTCCTCCTGCAATCCCTTCTTCTAATCGAAACTGTCCGTTACGGAAGTTTGCTCCAAGAACAAATGTACCTTGCGCTACATCATAATGTGAGTAGTATCCATAATATGATTTTGTACCGTTACTAACGCGTATCCACCCGTTTTCAGGGATTGTCATAGGCAGAGCAGTACCCACAGTAACAAGACCGTGTGGTGCGTTTGTATACGTTCCAAGAGAACCAACATCAATCCAACCATATTTATCTTGACGTTGCGCATCTTGGAATGATGGTAAGAAAGAACCACCGAGAGCCTTAAGATTAGCGCGACCGGGGAATGTATTGATGGCTGATGCTATAATAGCAGCCATCTCTTCGCTGTTTTGACAACGAGATGCATCAATTAAAAATACATCATCAGGGACTGCGGCATTTAAGTCGTGGTCATAGTCAGTAAGAACTTGCGAACCTACTCGGAACATTGTTGCATTAAGTCCAAGTCTGTCAATATATGAAACAGGCCCGTTTACTGATTCAACAAGTGTTGCACTAATAGGGTGCGGCGCGTTCTTTCTTACGCTGTTATCAAACCATGAACCACCTGCGGTATATCCTCCATCAAGATGATAAACTAATTTGTTGATACTAAAATTAGTAATGGCTGACGGAAAACGAGCAGTCGCCGCATAATGTGAAAATGGGTGCGCGTATTCATTTGATGCAGACTGTGATACCGCTGTTGGTGCAAAGAAATGACTACTAACGTAGCGCGCTGTTGTTGATAATGCTTGATTGAATGCGCTGTTTGGCGACCCATACGATGGTTCCCAATGTCGATATGTTTCATATGGGAATACATTGTTTGCACCATATGCGTCTGTTGGAGGTAAGAATTGATTACTCGCGCTATTGAGCGTTCCGTTGCTTAATTCGTTTGGTAAGAAATAACCTGACTCATTGCCTTGATTAAACGTAGTTCCAACAGCCCCATCAAGCGCGCAGTATTTTTTCCATGCCGCAACCCATTTTGCTGACGGTTCAACTGATGCAGTTACTGCCCCCGCTTCTCCACTCCAATGTTTAGGAACAGCCTGACCGGGACCGAATACCATGTACGCGACGCTATTTGTGCTATCAGAATATCGAGCATATGGATGAGCGAATCGAAGAACGACAGGAATTGGTTTAGCAATTTTTACATTTGTGTATGTGGTGTCGGGTATTGTATGTGAGTTTGTGTTACCGTCAATATCTGTATTCATTACAGCATCAGAATTAGAGAAAGGAGGTGTTGCTTCTCCGCGATGTTGATTCGTAAGAGCCGATGCAGGGAACATAGCAAACAAAGCCGCAGTATCAAGAATAGCGTGAGACCCCATCTTCTCTCCAATATCTTGTAAACCCGCGCTTCCTGTTGGTCCCTTAGCGTAAGGGTGTTTGTTGTGTGTTGAATAATCTACCCGCGACCCGTCGTTGATGTCCATTACAACGCCGCTAAAGCCACCACCAAAGTAAAGTGGCACATGATGGTCAATACTATCTTGCGCTCCTCTAAAGTACAGTATTGGATTACCTTTTCGATTCGCTCGCAATCGCATACCTTGAATATCATTTACATACTTGAATCGCTGCATAACAAGATTGTTTGCAAGTATATCTTTGAAATCTCCTTTACTGTCATGGTGATGCCACGCGATAAGATGAGTACCAACAACGGTCGGTGAATCAATAGAACTTAAAGCCGCGCAATACAGATAAGTATCTTCGTTAATATCCATACGTTTGAAGGGCGACCACGACCCATCAATAGAACCGGAGAACTCAGTTGCTGCTGTTTCTTGATTGAGATTTGTTCCACCGCTAATATGTTGTTTTTGCCATGCGTGTTGACGTCCAACAACAGCAAAGTTGTGAGGGTCGCGAACTTCTATTTGATAAGTATCGTAGGCAGTTCCTGCTGCATAACCAACTGCGGTGTTGATTTGCCCATCGAGTTCGTATGTATGTGATTCAAGCGCAGGTGTGATATGGTCGCCTTCAAACCGTGTAAATTTATCACCGCGCAAATGTTTTTTCCATTCGTTAGTCGAGACAGCGTTATTTGTTTGGTCTATAAGTAAAGGGGTTGCTGTGTTTGCATTACTTCCTTTATATCGAGTTGTAATGTTAAGGAGAGTTGACGGCAAATAACCGCAATCTAACATTAAATCGTTCAAGTTTTGTGTTGATTTTACACCACCGTATTGACCACCTGAACCAAATGATGTACTAATATTACCAAACTCTTTTGTGCTTGCGCTAATACCCCAATCTTTAGATAAAGAAACAGAAAACATATCGCGCAAAGGTGTAACATTTTTGTTGGGATTAAATTTGGAAATTTTAATCGCAGTCTGTGCATTACTTCCTAACCATTCTTGGTATGTTCTACCGTCAGGAGCGCGCAAATGACTACAATCGAAATACTGGTCATCTTCATTCGGGTCAACTGTGAATGCGTAGGCTGTCGCTGCCGCAATCAACTCGTCTGTTACGATAGTCGTCTGATTAAGATGAGGACTGAGAATAACAGGAGCGTTACCATTGCTTACACTTGTTGGACCAAACTTAGCCGCGCTTCCAAACCATTGTTCCATGTCATCAGCATTTACACCTTGTAAGCCCATAAACGTATGAACTCCTCCGCGCCCATTGTGTGTTCGTGATGTGTATGAGAAAACAACACCGGCGTCGTTGTAAGTTGAACCTGATGCAGGTATAGCCAACCATACCAAGCCACTATCAGGGAACCCCATCCATCCAAGTACATCGTCTACATCAGGCAGTTGATGCCATATACCACCATTGTGATAACCGTATCCGCTTGCTTGATGTAAAAACAACGTATTTGGGTTGTCGTATGTCGAACCTGTTTTTGCTGTCGTATCTGTTCCAATAGTAACAGCATAACCTGCGTTAGGAGTATACGCGCCTCTCCATTTATTTCCCCTCCATTCATGAGTATTTGTGGCGGTGTAGAAGAACGGTGTTCCTTGCTCTCCTTCGCCCCACATATTTGCTCCGATAGTAAAACCACCTTGAGCAACATCGCGGTCATCAAAATGAATCATTGTTTCTTCGTCAATTGTAGGAGGTAGAACGCTATTTTTGTTAACAAAACTATCACCTTCGCGCCTGTATACATAACGAAGAATGTGAGATTTACCTCTGTGGTCAATAAGTTTCATACCATACAGACTTTGAGTACCAACAATATTGTCATTCGTTTCTGCTGATGGTGCGTATATACTGTATGTCCCATAATACGCAGACGATGAGGCTATGTACTGACCGTAGACTTTGACAAACCTCCCTGACGATTTACCATTTTCTCCGAATCCCCAATCACCTGCATCAGGTGCGAAGCCCGGAATACCTGCTGCGACAATACCACCAAAATTGATTCTTGATTTAGCGCGAGTTCCTGTTTGCAGACCTTCTCGGATTGTGTACTTTTGACCTGAATTTTCAAACGACTCCATTGAACCGCTGTTTGATGAACGACCTGTTGTTGCACCTGTGTTTGGTGTTTCAAACCCTTCAGCAGAATTTAAATTTTCATCATACCCAAGATGTAAATTTGTAATGAACTCATCGGCTGTTTCATCTAATGCTACATATTCGCGCAATGTAGTAATTGGCGCAAACGGTTTGCCATTCTTGTCGATTGGCATTGGTGCAGGATGCATATTTTCTCCTGCAACTTCAGGAGGTGTGCAGTAAAAGTTTCTGAATCTTCCACCGTGTCCGATAAGGAATTGGGGTTTGTATTCAGATTGACCTTTACTGTTATCAAGCCATACACAAAAATTGCGACTCGACGCGCCGGGAACTGTACTATGAACAACAATACTGAATCCTTCGTTGCCATTAGCATCTTCAACAACACGACCTAAGTGCGCGCGTAAATATCCCATGTGTGAACCACGGTCGAAAGAAGTGAAAGCAGTTTCAGACCAAAACGGAGCAGGGTCATACGTTGAGCCAGTTACAGAGAAATCAGCATGATGATGCATAGCAGTAGCATCTGTTGGTTTCTCTGTGTCATTACCACCTGCTGACGTAGAACGACGATTAACATCGAATCGTTCACCTTCTCCTGCGTATTGGTCAGATGGGCGACGCTGACTGCTACGACCGTTAAGCGCACCGCTTTGGTTGATAAGTCGAACAACTTCCTTAGCCGCCGCTTCTATGTCTGTAACACCTTCTCTTAACCCAACTTCTCCTAAATCAATAGACATACGTCGAACAAAGTCCATATCAGTCCAATGAGGTAAGTTTTCCAATCTGTCTCCAAGCGCAGTTGAAGACTCATAATGATTGGATAAATCGTTTGGTTTTGCGCGCTTTCCTTTCAAACATAGGAATGCAGATATTACTCGCGTTCCTTCAGGTGTATCAAAGAATGTTGAACTAAACTCATAATGCCCAGTTGTATTGTCGATTATATCTTCTGACGCATCATGTTCTATTGTTTCAGCGTGACGCAGATTCGCCTTGTCCATATCAATAGTAGACTGCGTTACACGTCCTTGACCGTACTCGACAGACTCATCACCAAATTTGACATTGTGTTCTGTTTGACGTGTGCTACGCGCATATTTTGTTATAGCAACGCCTGACGTAAGCATATACGCATTATCCATCATCCACCACATTTTGTGTGCGTATGCTCCTTCAACATACTGAGATTTACCATCATCTTTTATCAGATTGTAAGAGGTGCTGTTGATGGTTTGAGCGTCTGTGTTGGATACAGATGCATTTTTATCTTTTCTTTGTGTTTTGAAACCTGCCGCGACATCAAGCCCTTCAATGGTTGGTGTAGCCGCGCTTGTTTGTACTTGCATATGTATATCGTGGAATGCGATGAATTCTCTGTCATGCGCTATATCATAAAGTAGGACACGCGTATTCTGTTCTGTACTAAGATAAGGGTCAAGGAATGCTACGACAGGAGGGTTTGTTGAATGACCAAGCGTAGTCCAATTCAATTCAATTGTTTTATTTATATGTTGAACAAGATTGCGAGCAGTCTCAATACAAGTATCGCCAATAAGGAAATTTTCAAGCGGTAAAGTATCTCTCGCCTCAACCCCCAATTCTCCTTTACCACCGTTGAATCCTCTCCACACTTCGTATTCGTTAAGAACTCCCCGCGATTTACAGAACATTCCTTCTATCGCATGAGGGTTTGTATAATGCATATTCATCCAAACAGTATCACCATAGCGCAAACCACCGGGGCAATATGGATTATTCCATGTTGCGTTTGCAATACTGTCAGGGAGTTTAAGAGGGAATGTAGATGCGTTAATTGCATAGATACCTAACAGCGTTAGCGTATCTAAAGCACCTGATGTAACCAAAGCAGGAGCAGAAGAATCGAGAACAGGATGTGCCTGAACTGTGATTGTGTTATCTGAAGTTGTTGAATTGTAAGTAATTTGATACTTACGTCCTGTCGCTTCGTTGATTGCCGCGAATGCATAGTTTGTCGGAAGATGACCTTTCGGTATATCTCCTGTAAAGTTGAATTGTGTAGGTGATGTTGTTGCTTTATAACGCACCAGTTTCAACTTTGCATTCTTTGATTTGATTCGCGCTAAGTGAGGGTTTGCTGTCGGACCCGATTTAAACTCGACCGCGCTTACATATTGTCTAAGACCATAATCGAGACCACTCCCTTGAGTTAAAACACTACTGCGGTCATAATAGAAAGGTCGACGATATTCTTGACCTGACGATGTGTAATTAGTATCACCAGTTAAAGGAAAATTGATTCCATCAGGTATTTCACCAACGCGTATTTCAGCACCCGGCGTAAGCGATGCGAAGAAATCTTCACTTGAGTGATTTTCTGCATCGCTCAAAGTAATGCTTACACCACCTACGGATGTGTAATAGCACCATTCACCATTCCCTAAGACAACTCTTCTTGCTCTTCTTATGCTAACACCGCGAACAACTCCTGCTCCATTTAAATCAGATAACGGTATTCTCCCTGCACCTTCTTGAATTCGTAATACGTTTGTTGTTCTGTTGTAATCTCTTACTGTTGAGCGCGTTGGTAAATTGTTTGTTATGTTGTACTGATACTGACCAAATGCTTCGTAATCGTTAGCAGGGCTGTTTGGAGCGCGACGTCCAACAGGTGAGGGATTCCAAGACTGAGCCGTCATTGTAGGGTCAAAATGTAACTTCATGCTGTTATCAGGAGAAGGAAATACACCGTTAGTTCGGTCTTCAAAGAATTGTTGAGGGAAGAGTGGTATTTCAACGAGCGCGCGTGTGCTTGCGTACTGAGTCCCAAGTTGGTAATCGTGTTGCACAGAACCAAGTGATTGAAACAATCTGTCGTTTACTGTTGTCCCATCAGAACATATAGATGCTGAATCAAACAAAGGGTCGAGTAGAACTGAGTTTCCTATCTGCAATTGACTTTGCGTAACCCAATTACTGAATGTGTAAACCGCCCTTCCATTACCAAGAATGAACGACCTATCTCCTGCACCTACTGAACCTGCAAATTGAAAGTATGTACCTGTTCTACTTGTGTACGCGATGTTTGCTCCGTTAGATAGGTATAACCTTCCTGTTGCAGGGAAACCATAGGTTCCCCATGATGAGAGTGAAGATGAATTATTGTTGAGTGCTTGAACAGTTATGCGATAATTTGTCGTATCAACGTCTTGGCATTGTGTGGCTACATCATGACGAGTGTTCCAACCAACGCGCGACAATGTAGCAGGGTCCCAAGTTGGTTTTGTGTTAACTGCACCCTGTCCTGCACCACCAAGCGTTACAGAAACAACAGGCGCGCCGGGTTGTATCTCTTTGACAATATGTGAATCAGGACTTCCGTCTCCACTATATCCTACGGTTTGGTCTGCAACATCATCCATCAATCCCTTACCTTCCATTGTAATGAAACGACCCATTGCCGTATCACTAATCTGCATTGAGTTGATTCGACAAGACGATTGAATGTATTCTATTGTAAAGAATGATGGGTCAGTCGCGCTAAGAGAAGTTGTAGTTGCTCTTGATAACTGCATTGTTCTTTCGCGTTTTGATGGATGAACAATAATAATATTGTCCGCCCCGTCTACGTTGTTGTCAATAACATCAAACATCTCAAATGCACCACCTTTCTGTGATGCAAAGATTTGAGATTCTTGATAATGAATAGGTATCTCGTCAACAGGAGGGTCGCTTGAACTTCTCTTTCGTGGTTGAAGATGCAGTTTATGATACGCGGAAGGATGTAATGTTGTACCTACACCTTGCGGAGGCTTTGCCGGTTCGTCGCCTGTGCTTCGCGGAGAGTAGTTTGATGGTATATGAGACTCATCTAAATCTTCTTCGTATTCTAAACCACCTGCGTTATCTCCAACCAAGTAGTGAGGTGCGAGAACTATGCTTCCATCACCACCGACATAACTTGATGGGAATTGAATAATACCACCGGGAGAATGAATGTTTGCATTAGCGGCTATTGCATCTGCAATATGTGCGGCTACGCGCTTACCATTTAGTAAACAACCTCCATCAGGAACAGTCTTTTCAATGAGTATAGCGGGGTCGCTTAAGCCCATTTTAGCACCTGTTAAATCCACAGCATTGTAGTGTATCTCTACATACCCTGCCGGTACACCTGACACCTCAAGTATGGCTACACGCGACTCTGTCTCAGGGGTTAGATGTTTTTTGTAGACAGCGGTATCAGTTGCGCTTGCACCGAGTCCACCACCTTTGAGGAGGAAAGGACGTATGTCGTCGACTGAGATAGCAATTACTCCATCGCGATGAGCGTCGGGCGGTGATATACTTGCTAATCCATTTCTTGCTATTCCTTTAGTTATTGTTCTGGTAATAATATGAGAAAAGCGAGAATTCATAGCAGTATGAGTTATCTCAACTTTGCTGTTAACTGGGATTTGCTCTTTCAATCCAACATAAGAACCCGCGAAAGTAACTAACACATCATCTGAAATACCGTCGATAGTGCGGGTTATATCTTGATTGGTGATTGGAGGTAAGAGACGCAAATACGGATGTCCTTCTCTATGAGAATATGCGTGTCGTCCTGTATGACCAATTTTGAATTTGTCATCTATTGACCAACTACTCGGAGAGAAGTTATTACCTATCGCTAAATTGCGCGAAAACATAAATCCGTGAAACCCATATCCGCTTTCATCTATGACCATAGCACCTGTTCTATCAATTGCTTGACTTCCTGTTCCTAATCGTTGATGAGGTTTACCAGTCATACTGTCAATGAGCAAGTCAGAGCGCACCAATACCATAGTTGAATCGTTAGCGAGGTTGTTTGACGAGTTGAACGCTGTTCGCGAGTGTAGAACGCCTCGTAGTCCTGTATCCTCTGATACTCCAAAGTCAAGATGAATACTATCAACGGTGATAGTTCCATTAGTGTTAATGGCTTTGAGTCTGATACGTTCAGGTGCAGTCCCGTTTGGTATACCTGTGAGTATATCTGTACCCGTTGGATTGATAAGAATATTGAATGGTGTGTGTGCAACACTAATGACTTGCGCGCTTGTGCTGTGCGCAGCGTTAGCAACGCGATAATTACCAAGACTCTCAAGTGTGTAGTTTGTAGATAGTGTTTCAGATTTACCGCTTACAAGTTCATACAACGTCTGACATTGGTCAGCACCGATTGTAATGCTTGTATCACCTGCTGTTACGTTTGATGTAATCTTAAAGACATCCTTGTCAACCTCAACAGGTTCTTCAAATCTCCAAAGACCTATTGTGCTTCCTGAACGTATACACGGCTCTGCGCGTATTGCTGCTGATGATACATCCCGTTTCCAATGAACAGATTCGATGTAACCACGATATTCACCACCCTCTCCGCCAATAAATAAATCGCGGTCATTGATGTTACATTCATATCGCTTGTTCATCTTTTCAGATGCCATCAGTTCTCCGTTGACATACAACTTAACCTGATTCCCTGTAAACTGTCCTGAGATATGATACAACTCTCGTTGACCTGTATTGTAATCGACATTGTTTGAAATGAAAGAAGCGGCAGACGTAGGGTAATTGTTTGCGCTACGCGCGATACAACTTACTCCATTAGAAAATGTAACTGAAAAAGAAGCAGGAGCAGGAGCATTAACAGAACCCATTCGTAACTCAAACAAACCATCTTTGCTGACAATGACGCCACCGCAGTCAGGGCTAACCCATGCTTCAAGGGAGAAACTCTCTAACGCTTGATTCACACCTAACGCATAACGATGGCTATCTCCATCTTGCAAAACAGGTGCAGAAGAGCGCGCTTCGTTACCATCAAGCACTCTTTTGTGACCAGTCTGCGTAAAGTTACCTTGAGGACATACGACGGCATCGCTAATACCGTTAAAGAAGAGAGCATGACTCGTCTGTCCTATAACTGCCATAACATCATATCCCCGTCATGAAGTCTATTGGCATGAATGTTAAATCACCTTCGTAGACGTTTTCACCTGCATTGTAACTGAATGACATTGAAACGACTGTACCTGTAATTCCAGTCTTTGGATTTGTCGGGTCAAAAACACTTGACACTCCTAACGTATTTGCTTCGGAACCTTGCTCATACGCGTTCGTTCTTCCTGTCATTATTATCTGATTTCTTTCAGTATAATCTTCGTTGTTAGCAGATGATGTAACAAGAGAGTTGTAAGGCAATTGCATTCCAATAATGTAATCCGCGCTTTGTTTCGTAGCAAGACTAAAGTTAGCCTCGACAAGCGCGTTTGGGTCATCAGGGTCAGATGGTCCACCTAATGCGCGACCAACTGCTCCAACACCTAATGTCGCGTTGCCTACATAGCCAATTAAATCTTGAAGTTTATCCCCCGCGCTTTTACAACTTCTATCTAAACCACCTGCGAATACTTCAAAGAAAGGATTCTTGTTCGCGAACGTGGTGCTAAACGTAGGCGTTTCGTTGTTCCCTGCGAAGCCTTTTTCTTTGGCTGTGAATGTTAATTTAGCATTACCGAGTGTTGAGTTGATACCTGCACCTGCTGTGATTGTAAATGCATCGGTGAAGTTTGTACCTCCGTCTGTTGTCAGTTGGTCGGTGTATTGTCCTGCTGCACTTTCTAAAGCAGTCTTGATAGCAGTCGCTAATGCTAACCCTGTTGATACACCACTAATTCCTACGGATGTAATAGGAGGGTTGTTTGTTTTGCTGTGCGAAGTAGTTGATGAATTGAATAGAATGCGAATGGGTTTGAGTGCCGTAGTCGTTCCTGTGTAGGCTGTTTCGATTTCAAAATAGAGATTGTTCAAATCAGACGCGGATATACCATCTGCACCATCTCCACTCATGAGAACAGGGTGAGAGCCACCACTATTTTCTTTACGCGCGCTGAAATCAATAGATGCTACTGCTCCTATTTTTTCAAATGAAGAGGCAGAGCAGTCATCATCAGCGAGTATAACAGTAAGTTTGTAATCAGCCGTTACCATATTGAGGTCGACAGAATATCGTTCACCAAATACAGGGACTGGAAGAACAGGAACGCTTCGCGTAATGTTAAGTGAATACGACGTACAGTCTAACACAAGCAGTTCACCATCGTTGCGAACCAGTCGAACTTTCGTCATACCGCTGACCTCCTGTTTCCACCTGAATTACCGCTACGAGCCATTTCAGCGCGTATCAAATCTCCAATCTCTTTCGCTAACTGCTTCTTATCGGTTCTGTCTGTAACGCCACCGACGTTGATGTTTACTGTAACGCCGCCACCGCCACCTAAACCAATACCTTGCGGGTTGTTCTTTCTGCTGAGAGGGACGACAGCCTCCGGACCATCTTCACCAATCATAGCGAGCGTAGGGCTGTTGACGATACCACCTTTCGCGAGCATAGGAATTTTTGGCAGTTTGAATTCTTTACCTCCAACGACAGGAACCCAATCAGGAATATCGAATACCATCAAATCAGCGAAGTCATTGTAAAGACCAAGAATTCCATTGAGGATTTGAAAGAAACCTGTTTTGAATCCTTTCCACATTGTTCCGGGTATGCTGATAAACCAATCAATAAGCGAATCTCCACCTTTGATAACATCGTTGTAAAACGATAATCCAACTTCCACTATCCCGTTTACAATCCCTACGATTAAACCAAAAACAACGCCGATAACGCCTGTTACCAAAAAAACCACACCCCCGATTAAATAACCAAGTCCTCCAATGATACTAAAAAAGAGGAATGCTCCGAATCCTTTCAACCAATCCCACGCATCTCCTAAGAATCCCGTAATCTCATCCCAATACTTGATGATGATTGCAATGATGAAAGCAAGACCGGCGGCAATTGCTACGGGAATAGTCGCTCCAAAAATCAACACTAAACCACCATAAAGAAGTATTGTCCCAACAATTCCAATAACAAAATCTATGAATGTGTTCCCTGTTCCTTGAATGAATGCCCAAAGCATAGCAATACCTCCTATTATTAACCCGATACCTCCGATTATCGCACCTACTGTACCTGTAATAGCAATTGCAGTTCCTGCCGCCAACGCCGCCATTACTCCTTTTACAATAAGAATAGTACCTACGAGTACCATAAACACGGCAATAGCGGACATTGTCGCGATTGTTGTGTTATCTGTTTCATTTCTGACAAGTTGATAAGCACCTGCTGCTGCTACAAAGGCTCCTATCACTAACGACACGCTTGCAGATAATACTGTAAATGCCACCGCCGTTGCTAACACCGATATTGCAAGGATGTCGAACAACGCCGCCAATCCCTCTTCGTCTCCTTCTCCTGTTAACACAAGAACGAGACCTTGTACCGCGTCATGAACAAAACCCATATCCTCTGTAAATGTAAGAAGAGGCGAGTTAGCACCTTCAAAGGCTATCGCTAATGCGGCAAGAGCGAATCCAACAATAAGGAAGATGGAGAGGAGCGAGAATACGCGCGTAGCAAGACGAGTAAAGATGTTGTTTGTCTTTGACAATATCTTGTTATTCATTTTACCAACGCCACCAAAGAAAAGCATACCCGCAGTTAGTTTCTGAAAAGCGGTCATACTCTTATTCAGTTCTTCATTCTGCTCTTTCGTCATCGCTGAATGATTCCCTGCTGATTTAGACACATTACTGACTGCTTTAGCCATACCTGCGAGCGATGATACAATACCCATAATTGGATTCTTCTTCAAAGCAGTAGTCAATTTTAATTGTTGCTTTTCAAGAATACCCATCTTCTTTGAAGCGTTAAGATTGGTAACACCGAGAGCCTCCAACTGCTGAATAACTGATTCAGTTACAGTCGCGATACTCGCCATGTCGTCAGCCATATTATTACCTCATTCACTAAACGGCATTGGTCTGTGTGTAGAGCCTACGCGCTTCCTGTTCTTACCACCATCGGTCGCTTTCTTAATCTCTTCGCCCTTCAATCGGTCTGCCGCCGATGCCCAAACAAAAGATTTCTCAAACGCTTTCATATTCATATCCCACACTTCTTGTATGCTGATTCCATAATGCTTCGCGACATAGTATGCCGCTGAATCAAACATCATATCTGCGTTGGGCTTCGGGTCTTTCAAGAAGTTGTATGCTTCTTCTACTCCGTCGCCCCATCCGCTAAAGGGTTACTCATCAAGTCTTGAGGTTGAGGTAAGAGCGCAATAATCTGTTGCGCAACAAATGGTTTCAATGACAACATTTGAGGGATAGTAAGACGTGGTTCACTTTTATCAATTGCTTCCGCGAACATATATTTCCAATATGACGCTAAGTCAATATCAACTGTTCCGTCAGATTTGATTGCTACGAATGTTTTTATTGCATCTTGCAACTGCATGAAGGATAATTCCTTTATCCATATTTTCATTACAGTATCTTCGTCGTCTTCGTTTACTTTTATTTCATGCTCGACGGATTGGTTATTCACCAACAGGCTCGTCAAGTCCGCTATTGTTTTGGTCATCTTCATCACTTACTTTCTCTTCACTTATCGCGGCTTCTTCAGAAGGAACGACTTCATCTGCTTCAACTGCCTCTTCCGAGGGGGTATCCGCTTCAATAAGACGAGCAATGAGTTCCGCCTTTTTACCAGTAACTTCTAAACCGCGCGCTCGTAAGAGTGCTTTCAGTTCGTCAACAGTCATGGAATCGTAATCAGTATCCTTCACCTCATTAGGGAAGGGGTTGCCGTCAGTCTTTGCGGCTTCAGGATTGAAGATTTCTTCTTCGATAGGTTCTGCGATAACTGCGGTTTCAGTTACAGCGCGAATACGCAATGGTCGTTCATCACCTGTGTGCATACTCTTCATCAAGCGCACCCCATTTTTTCACAGGTTGAGCCTTCGTCTTTGCACTTAGGGCAGGTTTTACAACCGCGACAACCTTTGCAGTCATCGTCTTTGCACATACTTTCTTTCAATAATTTTCCCCAACTTTCTATAAACGGATTCATTTTCTTCTCACCTCACATATTTAGGAACGCGTCGTGTGAAATCACACGAACGTGCTTTGGTAGAATTTTAAGTTCACTCTTGATGACACCTTTGTCTTCAGGGATAGGAAGCGGTGCTTCTGTGATGAGATAATCATCGACAACGATGATGATTTGTTCTCGGTTTGCACCTTTACCTGCTTTGGTTAAAGTGAGTGTAATAGGCTCGGTGAAATCGTGAGTACGATTACTTCTGAACTCGTGCCAAATGAGAGGGTCAGATGCAATAATTGTCATACTCAAACTGTATTCCATCGTCTTCTCAATCATGAGGTTAGCGTTACGCGAACCACCAAATGGGATTTGTTCAAGTGAAGCACCTGCTGTATTGCGCGCTTCTGCTTGACCGTTACCTCTGATTGTGTATATTGCTTCTGTGTTGTTGTTTCCTTCAAGAGCGAAGTTTGTAACTTGAGCGATATTTGTCCCGAATGAACTGATTTGACCGTTGTAAAAGAAATACGGTTTTTCAGTATTCGGCGCGATACCTGCTTTCTTTCGATTGACTGCGCTGTTGGCGGTGTTCTCAAACATTCGGTGTGCTGTGTATCTGTCACCTTTATTTGAGTCTTCAAGACGCCCTGTATCGGTGTAACAGTAAAGCGCATCGAAGTTAATTGATAGTTTGACTTCTGCATCAGCGTCAGCCGCGATTGAGAAATCCTTGACTTTACATCCTTTCCAAACGCGCGTAAGTTGCTTACTGTCGTTCGCAGAACCCGGTGCGGCTTCGTTAGCAAGAGCGTCAGTCGCGTTTGCATTGAACGAACCAACATTGTGTGTACGGATGCTTGACTCTATTGCGAACGATGGCAGAGTTGCACCGGAGAAAAGAAGTCGCGATTGACGATTGGTGATGGTCCCGAAGTTAGCGGCAGTAGTAACAAAGTCAGGTGAACCGTTAGAAGATGCAGTATCGTAGGCTACGCGCTTACGCCCATAACCTGTCGCATGACTGAAATTAAATGGCTCTTCAACGTGGATTCGTCGCGTAGTTGTATCGACATAAAGCACAAGACGGATTTCATTACGCTCCGTATTCTCCATATCAATACCAAGACCATCGCTACTTGCCCATTTTTTTGAACTGGCGGCAGGTGTGTCTTTAGGGAATGCTGTGGCTGTGCTATCCGTAATAATGATGTATTCACCTGCGGAGAGGTTGGAGAGTGTATCTGTGTATGCAATGTAAGTATCACCTGCGGCGATGTCCAAGAATGATGTCGCAGATGGGTCGCCGGAGATAACTGAGGCAGGTTCGTCAATGACTTGACGACCGAGAGCGTAATAGAGCCAACGCGCGCTGTTCATCATTGTCTCAAGAGAGCCACCTGTATTTTCAAATCGCTGCGGTTCTTGAATAACGACGTCTCGCCCAACACCTACAATGTGAGCGCGTCTTTCAGTAACTTTAGTTTCAGGTAATGCTACTGTCGCGGCAAGCCCGATGAATTGGTCAGTCAAAACAGACTCGTCGGAAGAAGCGGCTTGTGCATTGTAAGTGCTTCCGGTGTCAATCGTTGGTGTTCCAACTGTGTCAATGATGAGTTCATCACCGGCGGCTGATGTAGTGCTTACCTCTTTCATAGCAGGTGATACGGTGAGTGAATCCCCGCTGTTCGCGACGATAGTGTAGACGTGACCTTTAGTTGCATTATCATCGTTAGTGAAAGCACCACCACCGATAACGCGAAGTTGAGAGCCGACGAGCATACCCGCAGGGTATCGCAGAAGTGAGCCGGATGAGAAAAAACCTTCAGTTGCCCCTGTGAAGAGGATACCAGTTCCGGCAGCATTTGTCGCGAAACGAAGACCACCAAAACTGTCATAGGCTAATGCCAGTCCACATTCTTTACCGAATGTTACTTCTGATAGGTCGCCTTTATACACCGTTGATGCCATATTATTCAGTCCGCCTTACTTCACGCGATGAGTTCCGAGAAGATAACTATTTCGACTTGGAAGGTCATACGATGTAATCTTTTTGTTCTGTCAGATAGGTCTGTTCTTTGCTTGTAAAGCAGTCGGTCAAAGTTCGCGCCGTCACCTTTTCTTTGAGAATGAACAACTCGTCGTATCTCATCTTCAATTTTCATCATGTGGCTTCTGCCACTCATTGTCCTTGCATCCACAGTTACGTTGATGCGCGTATGTACAAAGTCGTAGAACACTTCAGGTTGTTCTTCGTTGTGAATGGTTTCGTAAAGGAGGATAGCATCTTTGTTCGTAAGGTCAAGACGCTTACCGCGACCTGCTTCGACAGTCGTGATGTCTTCAATGACAGGAGTTCGTTGGTTAGTGTTACCACGATTCCAATTATCTGAAAGAATTTTTTTAATCAGTTCGATTGATTCAAGAGCCAATTATGTCACTTCCTATTCTTGATTCAACGCGCGCTTGTTTCTTAGCAGAGTCGACAATACTCTTGTAATCAGCATCATCTTGACTCATAACAGAACCATCTTCTTTGATGATTTCATTCTTGTTGTTAACGGATGCACCGTAAAGCATAGCGGATGCGTCAAGAAACATTCTTCCATCGTCTGTGAAAATACTCATTTCACGGACTTGAAGAATACCTTTACGAAGAGACTTCGTAAGTTCTTTCTTGACGGCTTCTCTCATACTATCACAACATTGTCATTATTTCTGTGTAGCGCGGTAAGGTTTCAGCCACCTGCGCTTTGAATAGTTGGTACTTGCTTCCCAAGTCCACGTTCTGTGTTCCTTCGGGCAACAATACGCTACGGTCATCAGATAGAATTAAATCCATCGCGACCAATTTTGTGCATACATCTTCGATTGCTTTCTCAACGTATCGCTCACCATAGACATAGGACACCTTGACAGCGTTCCATGAAAAGTAAGGATAGGAGTTGTTGAAGTAAATGATACCCATATCATAGTCAGCCCACCAATCGCGAAGACGTCCTTCATCGCCTGTGGTTGTACCAACATAGTCAATCTTGAATTTCTTTTGATTGAGTGTTGCACCGTTCGTTGCTGCCGCGCTAATATCACCTACGAGGTCTACGACACCATTGAGTGTTGTTCCTGTGATACTGGTGTAGTATCCGTATGTAGCACCGATGTTGATGATACCGTATGGTGCAAGACCTCCAATATCGCTAAGCACGATAGTAGTACCCGTTGATGAAGATACGGTCTTGCTTGTATCAGTAGCACCTGTGAAAGTAACACCGCTTGATGTACAAGCGTATGTAGCGTTCTGTCCTGCATCTCCACGACGCATAGAACTAATTTTAATTTGTCCACCACCATAGTCAGCGTTCGCGGATGCCATAAATTCATGATGCACGTTTGCTGTCGTTGTCCCATCTGATTCGGTAACATCTTCAAAAATAAAGGAAGGGGTAAACTCTGTTGCTGATTTACCTTTGCGCGCATCCATGTTAATGAGGTCTGCAAGTTGTTGTGCTGTGCTTACGTTGTCAAATTGCGCTCGGAACTTCGATGACCCATCACCTGCTGTGAGTGTAGCGACCCCACCACCACCGGGGCATAGAAACACTTTATCGGTATCAGCCGTGATTTGAGTAAAGTCGTTTATCTTCAATCGTATTTCAGCCGCTGCAATCTCGCGATAGTCAGACCCCTGCCAAATCTCAAGGCGAAGAATCTGTTGCGCGTTACGGAACATCAACGGGACAGAACCAACATAGTCGGTGTAGTATCGTCGTCGGTATGGTTTGTATGTGTCGAAGTTGAGGTATTCAGCCGTCTGCAACATAGGTCGCCATGAGTTGTTTGTGAGGTTGTCAATCTTATCCTGTGTACGCAGAATGAGTGTTTCAACTTGCGCTTTTGTGACACCTTTACGCTTACCGTTGGTGAATGATTGGAGGTTCTGAACTTGCGCGTTATCAGCCGTTGTGTACGTTCCTGTCAATGCACTTGCAAAAGATAAGCGAACATTACCGGAGGCGCGCACAGGAGTAGCGTTAAGAGTTCGCTCTTCACCCATCTCGGTATCGCTTGTAATCTCAATCTTATCACCATTTTCAAAACCAACTAATCTGTAATCTGCGGGGGATATATCGACATAAGTATCTCCATCATTTGCCGCTAAGTACACCGAATCAGGGAAAGGTATTTGTAAAATGTCAGCCACTTTTTGTGCAGATGTGTAGTATAATCTATCAGGGAATAAAGGTCTTCCTTCGCGCTCACCTGTTTGAAATACGGTTGGCATCAGTCATCCCTTCCTCGTAGGTTTTCGTGTGTTATTCGCGGGCGCATCATATTCTTCGGGATGCGCATTGGATAATGACCGTGTTTTTTATTGAATGCCTCAATCAAATCCCTTACTTCTTTGAGTCTACGTCCTTCTTTTAACATAGCGCGTATGCGTTGCCCTTCTTCTTTCTTCTCTCGTTGAGCGTCAAGTTGTTGTTGATACGATTGTGTTTGCGCTGTTGGTCGTGGTGCAGTCTGTTGACCCTGCTGAATTGCTTGCTGCTCTTGTTGTTGCATTTCACGCAATTGTCGTGCTGCGTCATGGAAACCTGCGGCTTCCATCTCTTCAGGAGTCATCTTAAGCACACGCCATGCTTTCTCAAACACACTACTCATCAGATTACCTCTTCGGTCTTACCGAGATTGTAGTCCATAGGCTTCTTACAAGCCCCACAGCGTTCAAGATAGCAGAAATGAAGCATACCACAGAACTTACAGCGTGTACCTGCACCGATGTTGACAATGTCTCGGATGTTTCGCGCCTTCATGTTCTGACGTTTAACAACACCTTTGAGTCTGTCGCGTTCGTCGTTCTTGACCATCGACTCTTCGGCCTTCTTCCAACCTTGCTTTTCCATTCGATGTAACTCTTTTACGTCCATGCTATCACCTTCAAGCGGTGACAACTACAACATAAAGATTACCTTGCATGGTATACGATGTCACACCTTCGACAGCCTTGCCGTTGGTGTAATCGTCAAGAACCTTTTGGATTCCACCTGCAACGAGCGCGCCAGTCTCGCAACCTTCGTTGGGAGTAAACTCAAACACTTTTGTGTCGGACAAGGTGAATCACCTCAACGACGGCCAATTACAGTCCACTTTCCTGTGTTCGCGCTTACGCAATCAATAGTCAAGGTTGTAGCGTTTGTTAGAAGAGCAAATGCTCCATCCACGCCGCCGCCTGTGTTGTCTTCTGTATCACCGTTGACTGTCGCGCTTAGAATGTTGCTAAGGTGCGCTGATAAGTCAATTGCGCCTACATCAACACCTGCCGCGTTGAATGTTCCGCTAAGTAAAATCAAGTCGCCAATGCTGTGAGGTCTGTTATCTGTTGTAAAACTAAATGCCATTATTCATCATCTCCTGTTGTCTGTGCTTCTTCTGCCTCATTTATAGATTCTTCGGACGGATTGAGATGCTTCTCAATCGCCGCGAGTAACTTCTTCTTAGTGGATAGTGAAGACGCGCCTTCGACGCTGTTCTCTTCCATCCATCCTAAAATGTCGCCCTTAGTCCATGTCATATCAGGAGCATCACCGCTATCAACGGTTTCTGCTTCGTATGTGTATCCTGATACAAGGAATGCGTTTCCACCTTGCAAAACAAAGTCTCGATTGGCTTCAAGCCATTCTTCACTTACTTCGCGAGGTTTACCCCATATCCAACGTCCATGACGACCCATGTTCGCACCTGCCCTTCGGTGGCCGCGATAGGTTATCGTAGGCAAGAAGAATCACCTCAAACCACAATAAGCAGTAGTTCAGCACCGCTTGTGTCGTTGGTCACGCCGTCATCAACTTGTTCAACATCAAAGGTCAAAACAAGTGCGCTTGTCTTGGTTACACCAAGAGAAGCGGTCGCGTCAACCTGTGAGGTGTAAACACCAAGAATGGTTGTAATACCTGCGCCACCTGCGTCTTGTGTTGGGTCATTTGATAGAGTAAGCGTGTTGCCTTCTGTAAGAGCCGCGTTCATGGTAAGACCAATCAATCGCGGACTGCGACTTGAGTTTGTTCCGTCAATTTGTCGTGGTTCAAATGGAGTGAGTGTACCCGGATAGGCTCCTGCTCCACCTGCGAGCCAAGTTGTGTCGTCGTTGTTGCTTGCACCTGATTGCAACTCAATGTCAAAATTGACTGTTGTTGTTGCAGTTCCGCTACAAACGTATCGTATTCCTCTGTTATTTTCTGTTGTTGCCATACTTAATCACCTCATTGTAGGTCGCGGATAGAGCCGCTTGCACCAAAGAAAGAACACCACATCTCACCCATAGTTCGATAGAGTCCTTCTTGTCCAAGACGGTTAATCGCGAATGGGTCTCCGGTTTCGATACCGGATTCAAAGTATTGTGTTGGGATTGCAGTTTGGAACCACATATAATCTGTATCGAGATAATAGATACGAGACAGAGTACCTGCGCCTTCGGTTGGCATATCCTTTGTTGGAATCATTGGGACACCGTTGTATGTAGCAACAATAAATCCTGCTTCCATACCCGGAACACCCTTAACACCGTTGAATGTTGGAGTTACGCGCTTGCTATCCATGAATCGTTGTTGGGATTGTAGGAGTTGCTGAACGCGCATCAAAGTGTCGTATCCAGTTAGCATAACCTTTGGATTACCACCACGAGTCCAAATCTGTTGGAACAATCCGTCAAGTTGATTGAGGGATAGGTTACGGTTGGTCGCGGAAGTTGAAGCGTCGCCACCAACATCCACTTCTGCGCTATGGAAAGCGGCAGAACCGTCGCGTGTAATTGAATACAAATCGTGGTCTGTTAGAAGATTCACGCTTGCTTGAGTTGTTGTCATGACAGCAGGGTCAGATGTGAGTCTGTCAAGAGACTCAAAGTCGTTTCCAGCAGGAGTTGTTACATCCTCAAGAAGCATAAGGTTGACGTGTTCAGCGTGATGCTTACCCATTTCTTCCTTTAGAACTTGGCGGACATCGCCCATACCGTCATCCTTGTCAGAAAGGAACATACTTACTTCCGATAGGTCGAAAGTGTGTGCGACAGTCTTTGGCTTTGCAGCAACGTGAAGGAATTCAGGCTTGGAGGTGTCAGGAAGAACTCCGTTCTCCGCGATTCCGCCACCCTTAGTGAATGAAGCACGCTCGGTGAGGATTCGCCATCCACTTCGTTCCCACGGCTTTTTAGGCAGAATGGAAAACGCGTTAAATTCTTGGTTCAGTTGAGACCATACCTTGCGTCCGTAGATTGCTTGGTA